TCCTTCTCGGTGAGCAGGCCATTCAATCGGACGGCCTCCCGGAGTCGAACGCTGGTACGCCGTTCTCCGCCATCATGGTCGACGGCTTCGCCCCGTCTCCGTACCACGAGCGCCGCGTTCCGCCGCTGAAGAAGCCCAGCGGGTCGCCCGGCTCGGTGGCGCGGAAGTCCGGCTTCGAGCGGTAGGGGTTGCCCCCTTCGTACTCCCCGTCGCCCCGGCCCTTCTTGAAGTTCCGGCGCTTGTTCTTGCCCTCGTGGCTGTACTTGCGCTGCGTACCCATTCGAGTCGCCCTCACTTGCGGTTCTTGGCGTACTTGTTTCGGACAAGCCCGCCACGGTTCATCTGCTCGCGCGCCTCGATCTTGCCACGCTCGAACTCGCGCGTGCTGTCCGGAACGTACGGGTCCTTGTAGCGACTGCGCACGGTCGGCGCGGCCGGCTTGCTCAGTACCCGCGCGCGGGCTGCCGCGTCGTCTGCCTTGTCCTTGCGGTAGGCAGCCGCAACGCCTGCGTCGTACGCGCGATCTTTCGCTTTCTTGGCGGCGGCGACCGCTTTGCGCTTCGGCGCGTCGCGGACGTAATTGCGGACACGGTCCGCAACCGATCCCGGCACCAGCTGTGGCATGTCAGCACGCCTTCATGCGGTTCTTGCCCAGATTCCATGCCTTGCCCTTCTTGCCCTTCTGCATCGAGTCCTGCGACTTCGGCGCTTCGGCGCGGTGGACGGGCTCTGCGTGGGTCTGGAGCGTCTTGGTGTGGCCGTCGCCCTGCTTCTGGCGCTTGCGACCGGACTTCGGCTGGCGGAACGTGCCCATGGAGCGATCCTCCCTCAGAAAAACGTAGGTTGCGCCACGGCGCGGGTGAGCGCCATGAGTCCGGTTTGCAGGTCGGTCGCGCCGATGCTGACCCATCGCTGGTCGAGTTCGGTGTGCGCGCGCAGCGCCGCGACCAGCGTACCAAGCGCCACGCCCTGCTCCTTGATCTGGTTCATCAGGTCGATCTCGGCCTGTGACAGTTCACGGTAGCCCTTGATCTGCCGATGCTGGTTATCCACTCGGGACTCCTGCCGGTTGCACCGCCGCAGGCCCCTGCGCGCGGTGCATGTTGTCCGTCTCAGCCCCGAGACGGTTCTGTTCGTTGCCGGGCTTCGGCGACTGGCCGCCCTGCGCCTGCGCGGCTTGCTGCTGCAGCATAGCGGCTTGCTGCGCGGCCTGCTGCATCTGCTGCATCTGCTCGGGCTTGGGCACGATCTCGTCGCCTTCGAGGCCAAGGTCCTCCGAGAGGGCCCGCAGCACCGCCGCGCGGCCGGGAAGACCAACGATCTGCATGTCGATGGGGTTCGCGGTCGCTTGCAGGAACTCGATCCGGCGCATGCGGTCGGTTTCCTTCTGCAGCGCGCGAGTGACGCCCTTCACCACGATGGATTCGTCGCCACCAAGGACGCCGGAGCCCTCGGTCAGCAGCACCATGAGGTACAAGTCCTCGATGAGCGGCTGCAGGATGTTGCGGTCGATGGTGGCTGCCACGTTCTGCAGCACCTTCGAGGCGTTGTTCATGAGCATGGAGAGGCCGGATGCAGTCGACGCCGCTCCGCCGACTGCATTCGACCCTGTTATGTAGCGCGGAATGGCGGAAACCTCGTCCGCCATGTTCTGCATCTGGTTGTAGACCCCGAGAAGCTCCTGCGCGTTGCTCGCGGGCTGGAAGAAGTCCACCGGCTTCTCGCTGGCGCTGGTCTGCAGCGGGTCGGACAGCACGAACCACCGCTTCCACGGGTACAGCGTGTTGCCGTCGGTCGTCGGCGACAGCCGATCCTCGTTCACCACGACCTGCGGGCCGCTTGCTATGGACAAGTTGTTCACCAAGCTGCGCAGCGAGGCGTTGGCGACGTCCTGAATGTCGGCGATGAGTTCGGACAGGGCGTTGCCGAAGATCGAGCCGGGCACCGCGTCGAAGCTCGCCGCGTAGTAGGGCGTGCGCTTCTTCGGGTTCGGGTTGATAAGCACCTTGATCGCGTAGCGGCCGACGAACCACGCCGTGACGTAGTAGTCGAGGATCGGATCGGTGATTTCGGCCTCGGTGAAGCCGCAGTTCATGTCGAGGAGAAGCTGCCCGCGCACCGGCCCGTTGAATTCGAGGCCGTCGAGCATCTCCGCGTCGTTGATGTTGGGGTTTTCCTTGCTCTCGGCCTGCGCGCGGGCGCTCTCGTAGTCGTCCAGCCACTCGAAAAAGCCGGTCGAGTAGTGCGTCAGGGCCTGCCGAATCTGCTCCTCGATGAAGCCCGGCACGCCCAACAGGGCGTTCAGGTCCGCACGGACGAACTTCAGCCGCTCCACGGTCCACCCGTCGTTGATCTTGTTCACGCCGGGCGAGAAATACAGGTCGAATGGGCTGATTCGACGCCACTGGAGCTTGGGTTTCGTGACGCTGGTGGCCTGCCCGTTGACCCAGTCGATCTCGGTGACGTTGATGACGACCGGGCCCTTCAGGTACGCGACCGGGAAGATGGGCAAGTCACACAGGAATTCGGCCAACGCCTCGTAAAAATGGCCCTCTACGAGGATGTCATCGAGGTAGTTTTCGGCCCTTTTTGCCGCATCTTTGGCCTGTTTCATCGCTGCCGTGTACGCGGCGTCCACCAAGCCCTTCGTGCGCGCCGTTAGCTGCTCCTCGGACGGCGGCATGCCGGCCTGAGTCATGTTGGCGACTTCTTGGGCGATCAGTTCGGTGACGGAGGAGGCGACGTCGGCGGGAAGCGAGGGGACCGGGGTGGGGTCCAAGCCCCAGACGCGGTCTGATCCTAGGAACACGTCCCGCAACATGGCCGTCGCGCCACGGCACTTGACCGCCGTCAGCCGCGCGTAGACCGTCGAGCCGCCGAAACGCTGGATTTCAGCCATTTTCTCGGGCTCGTACTCGCCCGAGTAGGCCCGCAGGCACTTCATCAGCCGCTGGTTGATGTTGTGCTGGGTCCGGTTGCGCTTGGCGATGTCGAAACAGCGCCGGACGTGGCCGGCGAAGTTGTCGTAGGCGTTGGGCTTGGCAGCCTGCTCAGCCGCCTGCGCGGCCGCCTGCGCCTCCCGCTCGCTCGCGATGAGCATGGCAGGAGGCACTGCCCGAAGCAGCGGTACGGCGGAGGGTTGCGTCGGGGGTGGGGCCATGCCCAGCGAGCTTGGTGAGTAATTCTCCCCCTGTCAAGGCCCCGACTATGGGGAACTGGGGAATTCGTCCTCCGCAAAGACCCAGTCGTCGGCCAGCATGTCGTTCTGCCCCGGCGTCCATGGGCAGATCACGCCATCCGGGAGGCGGATGTCGACGTGCGCGTGGTAGGCGATGTGCTGGCCTTCCGGGTAGATACCAAGGAGTGGCGGGCGGTTGACCTTGAACATCGAGCCCGGCACGAGGAAGACGAAGATTCCCGGCAGCCAAGCGCGGCGGGTGACGCGCTTGCCGTTGCGGACGCAGTGCAGGGCTTCGGAGAAGTTCATGTCATGTCCATCCAGCCGCAGAAGGGGCGGGGCCGGCGCGGTTGGCAGCGCCGGCAAGGCGGCGAATCTGGTTCATGACCCGCCCGCGCAGCGACCCGTCGGTGCCAAGGCACAGGTACTGCAGCGCGTCACAATTGTGGCAAAGCACTCCAGCAGCGTAGTACAGGTGCGTGCGCTCAGTCGTCAGGTTGTACACGTCGCCGCCCGGAAGGACGTCCGCCCGCACGACGCGCAATGGTCCTGAGCGCGTGCTGCCGATGCCATTCGCGCCCCTCTGGGCTTCGATGCCACGCAGCGGCCCGCTCCCGCGCGAGTGCAGACGGCGGAGCCATCGTTCCATTCGCGTGCCGTTCGCGCATGTGCTGACTGCCGTGCGCGCGCTGTGCCACGCATTCCAGATTGGCGAGGTCGTTGTGCGCCGGGTCTCCGTCGATGTGGTGGATTTGATGCCCTGCGGGAACGGGTCCATTTGCGCGCTCCCATACGTGCTTGTGGAGAGAGCGAGTACGCTTGCCGGGCAGTTTGGCCCAGTAGTATTTGTTCCTGCCAGTGCGGGAAAACCAGAGGCCATCCACTTCGACACCCGCCTCTGCGCGGCTACCGATGCGGTAGCAAGGCTTCGAGCAATAGCGTCCCTTGCCTTGGCGAACGCGCCACTCGGGGACGCGGAACCATGTTCTGCATGCCTTGCATTTTCGCCGCACCAGACGCTGGCGTGGATGGGGCTTCGCCCACTTGCCCATACACCATCCTCGATGCTCACAAGGCGATGTTCGCAAGTTAGCGCATCAGCGCGCACGACGCAAGGATTGGTTTCTTCGCCGTGAACCAGAAAGGGATGGTCCAGCGTGCAGTCGATCACCGCGCCATCGGACAGGATCAATCGCAGCAGGCGCGGGGCGTAATGGGTGCCGACGGCCACGACGCGATCCTCACCATCAGGCACGCACACGGCATCGCCGTAACGCAGCGTTTCGATGGGGGCCGGACCTGTCGGCGTGGCGACAAGGGTGCCCGCGCAGAGGCAGTAATCGGACCACGGGTGCTTCTTCTCGGGCTCGTTCTCGTCGAGCGTGACGCCGTCTTTCTGCAGCTTGTAGCGATACCGCGCCTGCATGGCGAGGATCAAGCCGGAGCAGTGGATCGGGTCGAACAGGATCGCGGCCGCCCCGCCCCGGCTGGCGGTCAGGAACTTCTCCACGGCGCGCAGGCGCGGCGCGATGGCGTTGGTCGTGGCTGGCTGCGCCACGAAGCCGATGCGCCGGCAGCACTCGATGACCGACTCCTCGCCAATCTGGCTGCGCTGGTTGCACGCCGGGTCGAGGATCAGGTAGCTCGGGTTGGTGGCGAACCGCTCCGTGGCGAGCAGGGGCAGCACGTCCTGCGTCAGGAACAACTCCATGCCGAGGTTCCCGGCCGAGATCGCCGCGAGTATCTGCAGCCTCCCCGTGGGGGCCAGCTGCCCTATCACGGCGGCGGGGTGGCGGCCGGTGTCCATGCCGATCATCAGCGGCACGCCGGGTATTACGGGTAGCTCGTGCTGGGCAACGTGGAACGCCGAGTAGAACGAATTGCGGAACACGGCCTGTCCGGACAGGCTGGGAGTGATCCGGTTGTCGATGTACTGCTCGACCCACTCCGGCGTGTTGGCTTCGATGAGGTCGGCGTAGTACGAGGAGGGCAGATTTTGCAGGTTCTCCGCGTTGGGTTCCCGCGCGCCGGGCTGCACGAAGTACGCCCAGTTGGACGGCAGCTGGGAGAGTTCCAGCTTGTCGTACCACGGGGAGTCCTCGCTGAAGGAGTTCGTCTCCATCACGAGTCCGTACCAGAAGCCGTGGTCCTGCGGCTTGACGTTGACCTTGCTGGGGTAGCGGCCGCAGCGCGAGAAGGTGTCCAGCACAAGCTGCGGGGCGATCTCGCGGAACTCGCTCACCCACGCGTAGGTAATTTCGAGGGAGAGGAGGCGTTCCACGTTCTCCGGCGTGTCGAGGGGAAGCAGGAGCCAGTCTGCTTCCACGCCCGGCATGCGGAACTCGATGGTCTGGTCGCTGACCTTGTAGTGGACAAGGGGCCCCAGCAGGGACTGGATGGACACGAGGCAGGTCGTCTTCAGCTGCGGCAGCGTGTTCCTGACGACTGCTCCCTTGGACCGGCGCACGCCGTCGTGATTGGGGGGAGATTCGCACGCGCGCCGCACGAGTTCCATGATGCACGCGCTGGTCTTTCCGGACCCTACGGGTCCTCGGATTGCGCGCACGCGCGCGTCGTTCAGCATGAACCGCTCCAGCGTTGGAGCGGGGACGTACTCCAGTGCGTTGCTGCTAGGCAGTTGCATCGTGTTCGATGGCGCTTGGCTGCTGCTGGTTCGCAGCGAGGGTTATTACCCTGTTCGCCGACGCGAACTTGATCGTCACGGAGAAGTTCGGGGAGGCTGCGTGGTTGTCCTTCTTGGGTATCGCGTCCGCCAGCGTCGACAGCTGCTTGAAGGCGTCGAGCCGTGCGGTGGCTCCCATGGAGAGGTCGGAGAACATCGCGTAAAGCGCGGGGATGCCGTCCTCCGTGGCGATCTGCGCCTTCACCTTGATGCGCTCGGCCGCGTTCATGGGGCTGCGCCATGTGCGCTTGGCCTCCTGCAACATGCCACGGAACGCGTCGTTGCGCAGAAGGCCCTTGAGGTCGCCACGGCTGATGCCGTGGCGCGCGAGGGTTTCATGCAGCGGAAACAGGTCCGCCACCAACTCGAACGCCAGCTTCGCCGGTTCTTCCGGGAGATGTTGGATCGTGCGTGGCGGGACTGGCATCACGGGGCCTGTTCGGTGTGCTGTTCCAGAAGCTGCTGTTCGTCGCGCTCCTTCCGCAGTTCGGCTACGACGTATTCACGCAGCGCAGTACGGAAGACATCGGAAAGCGTAGCACCGCGCCGGTCTGCGAGTACACGCGTGGCGGTGAGGAGTTTCGGGGCGACGTACACGTTGACGCGTACAGGGGCGTTCGTGTCGGTGGTCATGCTATGGGGAATCCTGATGTGTGTAGGGGGTGAGTATACCTAATTTTCAGAAAAAATATGGAGGGGAGGGATAACACTGGGCCACCGGGGGGTCGGCGTTGACGCATACCCCGTGGGGGTGCGATCCCGCCCGGAATGTAGATTGGTGGGCACGTTTCCTAGGCAAGCCGCAGGGTGGACTAGGACGGCGGCCGGAAAGCCGGGAATGCGGGACAAACTCTTTCTCCGTTCGCGTGAGATCGCGCGAACCGACAAGGGGTTTTCAACGGGAGCTTTTGCTTATGGCAAAGCGGGGACCAACGTATCGCTGGCGCGCGGGGGACTACTCCGTGCGACGGATGCGGGCACTGTCGGGCGGCGAATGGGTCGCGCTCGATCCGCGCGAAGCGGAATTGACCGCACTACGCGAGACTCAAGCGCAGCAACTCGCGGCGCTCCGGACTCACGCGATCCGCTCCGGTTCGCTGGATTCCGCGCCGCTAGGGTCGCCCGAAGCCGCCGCACTATTGCGCGCTGCTACGCGCGATTTGCCGACAGCGCGCGAGAAAAAAGCCGCGCGATTTGTCGCGGTGCGCGAAGGCAAGCGTATCGCGCGCCCCGGTAAACGGGAGCGCGAAGCCGCGCGGCGGCGCGCGGTGACTGTCGCGGATTTGTGCGCGCCGTTGCGCGATGGTCCCGACAAAATGTATTCGGTAGTTAGTGGCTTCGCGCCGCCGATTGCCAAAACTAATCCGGCAGACAAAGAGCCGGAACACTCGCGCGGCTTGTTCCGCCCCTTGGGCGAACGGCGCGCGGTCAAACTTGGACTTCTCCCGAGGAAAGTGAAATGAAACTGACTACCAAAGCAATCGCAAAGATCGCCGCACTCGCGGGGGTGGATGCGAGTCTGGTCACGGTCGAGTCGCTGAATGAGCGCGAGAAAAAAGCCGACGATATGATCGGCGGCGGCTTCGCAATCGCGCACGAGTGCCTTGTCGTCCGGCTGGCGCACGCGACGGTTCACGGCGACCATTCCGGGATTGCCGCGCGCTATGCGGCGGCGAGCGCGCCGGTTCGCAAGGCGATGGGCGTCTGGCTCCCGCAATGCTCGCCGCTGATTGTGGACGGCGGCAAGATTGTGAAGTCCCGCGAACCGGATGCGCCCGCGTACAACGTGGAATGGGCGAAGTTGAACCCGCTCATCTCCGCGAAGCCGCCGAAGCAGGATGCCGACGCCTTCGCGCTCGCCCAACTCCGCGACTACCTGCGGAAGAAAGCAACCGGGAAGAACATCACGGCCGAAGCCAAGAAAACCAGCGAGCGGCTGGCGCGACTTGTCGAGGATGAATTGGCCGCGATGGGCGAGGGCCGCGAGTCAGCGGCAATCGAAGCCGGCAATCAGGAAAAGCGGATCGAGGGCGACCGCGCCGCCAACGCCGTGACTCAGCAGCGCATGGACGGCAAGGGGGAGTGATCCCCCACACGGTACAGGGGGCAGGGCTTCGGCCCTGCCCCCTTACGCATTTGCGGTGTCATCGTTCACCATAA